AAGCCCGTAAGGGCTTTTGGGGGCCAAATATTTAAAATAAATAAAAAAAATAAAATGGAAACAGTTGATTCAAAAACAAAAGCAGTAGAATTAATGGCAGGAGCAATGTCTGAAGTTGGGCCTGAGATTACAAAAGAAATGGTTAAGGACAATTTATTAAAAACTATTGATGCTAACCTTCAATACTGGGAAGAAGTCAAAAAAGCTTTAAAAGAAATATCATAAGATATTTGGCTACCTGAAATAGGGTTCGTATATTCACATCGTAAGTTAAAAAAATAAAGGTTATGAAAAAAGTATTAAATTATATAAACAACAACTTAGTAGAGCTTATTGCAGTTAGAGATACTATCTTATTAGCAGGAATGATTTATCTTGCAGCACAAGCTTGTAAATTTATATTATTATATTTCGCGTAATGTATAAGAACGAAGTTAAAAATATCGTAGAAGAGGTTTATCCATTTATACAAGCGTATTATGGTAAATCCAAGTTCAATGATGAAATACCTAAAATAGATTATCATCATAGTATTTGGGCTCGTATTACAGGAATAGATAATGCTGAAGGTGATTTTATGCCTGCAGCTGATTTTGAGCGTGAAACCAATACCATTTGGATTTACTATCCAGAAGCAACAGATGAAAAATGGGTTATCCAAACACTAATACATGAATATATCCATTACCTTCAAGATGGAGATGAAATGAAGCGATTATATGATGAAGAAGGATATGAATATGATAATCATCCCTTTGAACTAGAAGCAATAGAAGGTGAAAGTGATTGGCATCTCTTTGCGTAAATATTTGGTTACCTGAAATAGGGTTCGTATATTCACCGGGAAGTTAAGGTTATAAATAAATAAATAAAGGTTATGAATAAAATAGAAAAAATACAAAATCAAGTTAATAAGAGTTGGAATAATAAATCTCAATATGATTGGGAATTATGTTGTACTATAAATTCAGATAACCCAGTTATTACTTGGGATGAGTATTATGAAATGAATAACCTTCATGTGGAGTTTGAAGAAGGTTGTGAAAAATTAGGTTATAAATTACCTTATAATAAATAAAAGTAATTGCGTAAATATTTGGAAGAGCGAAAGCTCTTTCGTATATTCATGGGGAAGTTAAGAAAAAAATAAAGGTTATGACAAATTTAGAAAAAGCTCAAAATATATTTAATAGTTTTAAAAGTAAAAACTATACTAGTGGATTAAAAGCAGATGCTGCTATTCAATTAGCTCAAAAGGAAGCTAATGAGGTAGGTGTTGGTGTAGAATTTAAAAAATTAATTATTCAAGATTTATTAAAATAAAGGTTATGAGATTAAAATTTGAAACATTATTAAAAGTCCAAGATTATTATGGATCATCTGATTTCCAAGTTGAAGCAAGATATGATAAATTTGATGGCGAAGAATATATTATGTTTAGATTCGGATATTGGAATGAATTATATTATGAAGATAAATTTTATGCTATATTTGATAAATTAGGTTATAAAGTTGAGAAGCAAGAAATTGAAGATGAGGATACAGGTTGGAACTATAGCTACCACATAAAACATAAATAAAACATATTTTTAACATATTTATAAACATATAAAAAACCACATTATGGCATCAAGAGCAAAAGTATTTAGATTTTCAGCACCCGACACAATAGAAATAGCATATAATCACTATGATGGTTATCCAGATGGATTAGGTTCTACCTTAGAAAAGCACTACACAGATAACACAAAAGTAGCAGATTTAATAGGTGGAGGAAATTGGTCAGGTATAAGTGATGAAGATGGTGAAGTTGAGTATTATGGTGACAGTCCTGATATTATCAAGGATGAAAATAAGGATGAGTTGCTTTTCAAACTAGCAGATGAGGTTATGAGTGTAGGTTATGCCTATATGTGGGATGGAGAAAGATGGTTTGCTTACACACCTAAAAATAAAGAATCATTTGTTCAAGATGTAGCAAGAGATATGGACTATGACATAAACACAGATGATATGATGATGGAAACATATCAACGTAAATGGAAAAAGTTTATTAACTAAGAAAACAGGCGCTTAAAGGCGCCTTTTTTTGTGTTAAAATTTGGATACCTGAAATAGGGTTCATATATTCACATCGTAAGTTAAAAAAATAAATAAAGGTTATGAGCGAACAAGTAGAAATAATAACACCCGAAATAGTACATCAAAGTTATACTAATGCTTTCAATATATTGATTGGCAAAACTGATTTTGATACATTATCAGAACAAGATGAATTTTATTTACCTCAAGATTATGATGATGTAAATATTATCCTTCAATACTTTGAAGATATTGAAGATTATGAAACTTGTATTATAATAAGAGATAAACAAAAATAAATAAAGGTTATGGCAGAATTAAATAGTTTTATTGAGCAAATGCGTAGTACAAGTAGTGCTAATGACAAGGTAGAAATTATAAAAAATAGTAGTGATTTCATCCATAAAATATTAGAATACACTTATAACCCATTTAAACAATACTATGTTACAAGTAAAACTTGTATTAAAAATAGTGATAAAATAACTAACCATAATTATCCTATTTTTGAGATGTTAGATAAATTAACTAATAGAGAAGTAACTGGACATGAAGCCATTGCTTTAGTTAATGGTTTTAATAGAAATACGGAT